TTAAACCTTGTTAAAACACTGGCGACAATAGCAGATAGTGCTGTGCTGCACAGTAATATGTCATAGAACGCCATATAATGCGTTTTAACAGCGTTTAACTGTTTATTGGTGCTAGGGTATAGGCTGCAACTAAACAGCCTTAAAACGGCTTATATTAGCTAGGCAAAAAAAAACCCTAGCTGTAACACTAGGGCAAAGGATTGCAACAACACTAAGGGAAATTAGTTTGTAGGCTCTATAGCAGGATAGTCTCGACGCAATCGCGCCCAATGCTCTGCATTTGGTGAAACAACAGTGTATTCGTTTTTATCCAGTAGATAGTCGCCACAGAATATTAAACCTTTCTCAGCGTAGTCTGGCTGATTAGTCGCTATTGTCGCGCTGTAAACTTTGTTTTTATCCAGTGGCTGCGCTATATAGCTAGCGCACCTGTAGTTATCATTAGGTTTTATTAAAATGCTCATTGTCTTATATCCTTTCTAATGTTTGTTGTTCTAGCTCATTCAGTAATGTATCTAATGCTTTATTAGCCTCAGACTCAGATAGTTTAAATTTAATAACAGTTTGGCCTAGACTTTCAGCGAGACAATCAACAACTAGACTATTGCCCTGCCTGTTGATTATGTCATGCAGTGTTTTAACGTCGTTCTTGATGTTATCAAAATCGCCATAATTGCGTGTATTTAATGTATTCATTGCCTATGCTCCTATTAAAAATCTTGGATAATTATGCCACCGTCAAACTCTATGACAGTAGTATAAACGCGTAAATCGTCGATGTTGTTTATTTCTGTATTGCTGTAAATGTCTTTGATCTCAGCTAAATTACTGTACTCTGTAAACTCGCAACAAAGCGCAATTGAAACATCTAACTCATATGGCGTGTCAGTGTCTGTTGATAATTCGTCGAGCCAATCAAACAATGCGCCTAAACCTTCATAGCTAAACTGATCTGCGCGATTGTAGTCTGCAAAGGCGCGTCTAAAATCGTATATATCAATAGTTTTATAAATTCCTACGGATTTCTCTGGTTTATTAAAACGCTGTGCTATGTATTCGTCGCGCTCTGTGCCTGTTAATTCTACTGTGTAGTTTGTAGTCATTGCATTAACTCCCTAGTTAATTATTGTCGATAGTGGATTGTTGATCATAAAGAAAACGCCAGTAAACAGCAAATAATTCAAGGCTGCTATGGTAGACCAACCAATTGCAGAGGCTATAAAGTCTAGTCTAGCTTGGCGTTTTTGTTTTCGTACTAGTGCGCTATTCATTGTGTCACCTATATGTGTGTCGTTGTTTGTATGTATACATAATACTACATTGTCAAACAAGATCAACAGCATCTATAGAACATTATGTTATAAGCATATAACCAAATGCTATAGCTACTATTTATTAACGCGCGTGCGTGCGAGTAACACACAAGCTGCTACATAGTCAACAACATAGTGTGACCGCATTGGCTTGGTTGGTCATGGTAGGCTATATAGTACCCACTAACACACTCTCACTTAACTGTCCAGAATCTCCAGTGGCCAGATCAGTCTACATAGTCACACTAAAGACTTGACAATCTGTGCAGCCTGTGGTGGGTCGCTAGCGTGACCAACAGAGACTATATAGTCACTTTCTAGGCTTGACAATCGCTGTAGGCTGTGCTAACCAGGGACGGGGGAGGGGGCGTAGCTGCGGAGATTGTTACTGTACCAGCACAGATACAAAAAAGAGGTAAATTAGACTAAATAGCAACACAGTCATAACAAATAGCTATAAAGGCTAAGTAGTTGATAACTAAGGGTAATAAAGGCCACTGCGGAGACGCTGTTACGGCTGAGAATCCGCCTATAAAGGAACTACATAGAGACTACATAGGAACTACATAGAGGCTACACAGCAGTTAATTAACCAATAATAGTAAATAATGCTTGACTTCTGTTAAAAAGTATGCTATAATAGCTATATAGTTCATTAAAGAGTGTTTAAGTTGTTAAAGTAATATAGCTTTAAAGCAACAGAGCGTTAGAGTTTTAAAGCATTAGAGACGTTAAAGAGGAATTTAAGATCAAATAATTATTATTCTTAGCCTTACAACGTCTTTAATGCTTTAAAGCGTTAAAGCAACAGAGCGTTAAAGTCTACATAGTCTACATAGTATCTCAATAGAGGCAATTCTGTGACTGAAAGAAAGATAGGAAGACCTAAGAAGGCGAAGATCAAGAGTGTTACCAAGGGACAGCGCAGAGGCGTTGGTAGACCTAAAGGTGATGCCGCCATCATCAACGAATACAAGGCCAGGATGTTAGCATCGCCTAAGAGTAAGAAGGTGTTAGATTCTATACTCAATGCCGCTTTAGATGATGACCATAAGAATCAAGCAGCAGCTTGGAAGCTCTGCATGGATAGATTGTTACCCGTTAGCTATTTCGAAAAAGACAAGGCTAGTGGCGGTAAGAGTGCTATTAATATTTCCATTACTGGTGTCGGTGGCGAGACTACCGTCATAAGCGGTAATGAAGAACCCATAGAAGGGGAGTACACAGATGTATAATATCAATGAAGACCTTGATTATTTCACTAGAGAAGAGTTTGCCTGTCAGTACACAGGAGAGAACGAGATTAGTGATAGATTGTTATTGAAGTTAGATTTGTTACGTGCAAGGTGTGGATTCCCCTTTGTTATCACCAGTGGTTATCGTTCAGAAGACCACCCCATTGAAGCAAAGAAGGAGAAAGCAGGAACTCATGCCCAAGGTATTGCAGCAGACATTAAAGTCAACAGCGGTGTGCAGCGGTTTAAGATTGTTGAGGAGGCTATCAAGATGGGCTTTTCAGGAATTGGAGTTGCTCGTGACTTTGTGCATGTTGACATCCGCTGTCTGGACGGTAATGAGTCTCCTGTAATGTGGACGTACTAGCTTGACTGATTTAAAGGTTGAGCTACTACCGTGGCAACAAGAGGTCTATAGTGACCCTACACGGTTTAAGGTTATTGCCGCAGGTAGACGTACAGGAAAGAGTAGGTTAGCTGCTTGGTCGCTGATACTGAACTGCTTGTCAGCTAAGAAAGGTCAGGTGTTCTACGTTGCCCCTACACAGGGACAGGCTAGGGACATCATGTGGCAGATGCTACTGGAGCTAGGGCATAGTGTTATAGCCTCTAGCCATGTCAACAACCTACAGATTAAGTTTATCAACGGTGCGTTGCTGACGCTGAAGGGTGCTGATAGACCTGAGACTATGCGTGGTGTTAGTCTAAAGTTCTTGGTTATGGATGAGTACGCTGACATGAAGCCAGAGGTGTGGGAGCAAATCCTACGCCCTGCTCTTGCGGATCAGAAGGGTGATGCGATGTTCATTGGTACGCCAATGGGACGTAATCACTTCTACGAACTATATACATACGCTTGTGTATCTGAAGACCCTACATTCAAAGGTTATCACTACACGAGCTTTGACAACCCGTTGCTAGACCCGAAAGAGATTGAAGCTGCTGAGAAGAGTATGTCAGCCTTCTCCTTCCGACAGGAGTTCATGGCAAGTTTTGAGGCTCATGGTAGTGAACTCTTTAAAGAAGAGGATGTTAAGTTTTGTGAGGAAGAGCCTGTTGACGGTGATTATTATATCGCTGTCGATTTGGCAGGATTTGCAGACGTACAGAAAGTCACAACCAAAACAAAGAGGCTTGACCAAACAAGCATTGCGGTTGTTAAATGTGGTACTTCTGGTTGGTGGGTTAGCAATATCATCCACGGGCGGTGGGGCGTTGAAGAGACAGCTAGACGTATCTTCCAAGCGGTACGAGATTATCAGCCTGTTGCCGTCGGCATTGAGAAAGGAGCGTTAAAGAACGCTGTGTACCCTTACCTCAACGATGAGATGAAGAAGAACCAACGATTCTTCCGTATAGAGGAACTCACCCACGGTAACAAGAAGAAGACAGATAGAATCGTGTGGGCGTTACAAGGACGCTTTGAACACGGTAACATAACATTAAACAAGGGTAAGTGGAATACTCAGTTCCTAGACGAGTTGTTTCAGTTCCCTAATCCACTAGTTCACGATGACTTGATAGACTCACTAGCATACATAGACCAGTTAGCCAAAGTTAGTTATGCTTATGACTACGAGGATGAGGACTACGAATTTTTAGATAAATACGCAGGGTATTAACTATGGAACTAGAAGGCGCAGATAACTTTACTCTGGAGCAAGACCTAGAAGGTTGGGTCGTAGAGAAGTGTGACAACTGGCGTGACCACTACGAAGCTAACTACTCACAACGATTTGATGAATACTACCGCCTATGGCGTGGTCAGTGGTCAGCACAGGATCAGACCCGTCAGTCAGAGCGATCTAAGATTATATCTCCTGCGCTACAGCAAGCAGTGGAGTCCTCTGTCGCTGAACTAGAGGAAGCTACCTTTGGCCGTGGTAAGTGGTTTGACATTAAAGATGATGTCAGAGATCAGAACCCTGCCGACATTGCAGCCCTACGTGGCTACCTAGAGGAAGACTTTGCTAAGAACAAGGTGCGGAAAAGTGTTGCAGAGTGCCTAATTAATGCGGCAGTTTTTGGTACAGGCATTGCGGAAGTTGTATTAGAAGAAGAAAAAGAGATGGCTCCCGCTACACAGCCTGTCATGGGTGGTGAGCTACAGGCGGTAGGTGTTAGCATTAAAGACCGTACTTGTGTTAAGCTACGCCCTGTCATGCCACAGAACTTCCTGATTGACCCAGTAGCTACGGACATCAACTCTGCACTGGGCTGTGCTGTAGATGAGTTTGTATCTAGCCACTTGGTTGAACAGCTACAGGAAAGCGGTGTATACCGTGACGTACCTCTGTCAATAGCCTCTAGCGACTTTAACCTAGAGCCTGACCAAGACCTCACTACCTTTGCAGAGGATAAGGTTAGACTGACCAAGTACTACGGCTTAGTCCCTACTCATTTGCTTAAAGAAGCTATGCAAGACCCTGAAGCAGTAGATGAAGAAGTTGTAGAGTTTAGCGAGGAAGAGGAAGAAAGCTACTACACTGAGGCAATGGTTGTTATTGCTAACGGTGGTATTCTGCTCAAGGCTGAGAAGAACCCTTACATGATGCAGGATCGTCCTATTGTCGCATTCCCTTGGGATGTCGTTCCTAGCCGCTTCTGGGGCAGAGGAGTATGTGAGAAAGGCTACAACAGTCAAAAGGCGTTAGACGCAGAACTACGCGCTAGAATTGATGCTCTTGCCCTAACCATACACCCAATGATGGCTATGGACGCATCACGTATGCCTAGAGGTGCAAAGCCTAGTATACAGCCAGGGAAAACTATTTTAACCAACGGCAACCCTGCTGAAGTTTTACAGCCATTTAACTTTGGTAACGTAAGCCAGATCACCTTTGCACAGGCACAGTCTCTACAGACTATGGTGCAGACTGCTACAGGTGCTATTGACTCAGCAGGTATTGCAGGGTCTATCAACGGTGAAGCTACAGCAGCAGGTGTCTCTATGTCGCTAGGTGCTATCATCAAGCGTCACAAGCGTACACTGATTAACTTCCAAGACTCCTTCCTGATTCCGTTTGTACAGAAGGCGGCATGGCGTTACATGCAGTTTGAGCCTGAGCTATACCCAGTAGCTGACTACAAGTTCAACACCTCTAGCTCACTAGGCATCATTGCCCGTGAGTATGAAGTAACACAGCTTGTGCAGTTGCTACAAACCATGTCACCAGATACACCTATGTATCCTAAGTTGGTCATGTCCATCATTGACAACATGAACCTGTCTAACCGTGAAGAACTAATCGCTACACTTGAGCAAGCCAATCAGCCTAACCCAGAAGCACAGCAACTGGCACAGGCGGCACAGCAAGCTCAGATTGCATTTCAACAGTCACAGACTAATGCACTCAACGGACAGGCGCAAGAGTCACAAGCTAGAGCGCAGAAGTTGGCTGTCGAAGCACAGGCTATACCACAGGAGCTTGAGATTGACCGTATCAAAGCGGCCACCACTAACCTCAAAGCAGGTGACGCAGATGACAAAGAGTTTGAGAAGCG